GTCGTTCTTCGTCAGGCCTGCGCGGATCAGCAGGGCCGATTCGGCGCCACGCTGGAACTTCTCGAACTGGCTGGAACCGGTTTCGATGCGGGCATTCACGTCGTTCAACGGCTCGGCACCACGCCCAAGCATCTCAAGCAGGACTTCGCGGGCGCGGACTTCGTCAACCGCCGGATCATCCAATGCGGAATCCATGGCGCCGACGATGCCTTCACGATCAGCGAACGGCTGGAAGATCTGCCGCACTTTAAACCGCCTGGACTTCTCAGCGGCGAGCGCTTTCTGGCGCACAGCCTCAACGTCAACGGGCGCGGGGGCAGGAATCGTCGCAGCGGCTGGGGCAGCCTGAACGTCCCGCTGTTCAATTTCCGGGGTCTTGTCTTTGTCAGGCATCTCGCCGTCCTCCACAGTAGTAATGCGGTACTCAGTACCGACTTCTTTGGACCTCCCCACCCCGACAGACGGGTCAGCGGGAATATCCACAATCGAAATTTCCATAGGTTCCCAGCGGGTCACTTTGTATTCACTGGGTCCGTCTTTCACTTCCTTCGTCAATGTCCTCTCATGGATCGCATAGCCGACCGACACGTTTTTCAGAATGCCGTCCTCAATGTCTTTCCAGATGCCATCGACTTCCGGACGGTTGCTGAATCGGAGTTCAGCATATCCGCGACCATCCTCAAGCCACGCCTGCTCGACCACACCGAGACGGTCTGACTTTTCCCACCGGCTGTGGTTGTACAGTACCGGGGCGCCATTCTGCAGACGGTATAGATCAACCGATTCCTCCGAATGATCCAGCACCTCAACCCAGGGTTCTTCGAACCACGAATCCCTTGTATGAGGAGTCTCTGAAGAAAACGATACCACTACGGTGCGGGTGGTGGAACCGGCTTTTTTCTCTACACTGGCCCGACGGCAAAGAGTCGGACCGGCAATTCGCTCAATCTTCGGTTTCATCGGTATCTACCTCGTCCTCATCCTGGTCGGATTCGCTATCATCTGCAGCGGGATCGCTGGCGGCTGGCATCGAATCGGCAGATCCGGCAGCCTGTGAAAAAGTTGCGGAAACATTGGAAGAAAATGCTAAATCGTTTTCTTCCGCCCACTTCCGGAACCGGATCAACTCGGATTGCACATCCGCAGGCTTGCGCCCGCGACTGCGGATGACCGCTTCCTCGGATTCAAAACCGCTCTGCACCAGGGTCTGCCACCCTAATGCTTCTTTCGCTGGATCGATCCAGGGCATGGCATGAGAGTGGTAACTCGCGTTCGCCAGGGACCGGGGGTCGACTTCGCGGGGCACTTTGAGCAGGCCGGTGCTGATCGCCAGCATCAGCCGCTCACGGTACAGCGGCCGGACGAACTGCTCGACGAAGTCCTGCCCGAGCGTCCGGTAGGCCAGGTAGCCTTCCACCAGTTCCTGACGTTGCGCCGAGTAGGTTCCGGAATAGTCTTTCGCCACGCTGGAGTAGGTGGCGCCGACACCGCTCACCACCGACCGGACCATCGCCGATCTGAAATCGGTCAGCAGTGCGGACGGGCGATTGCTTTCGATGACTTCCACATCCTCACCAGGGCGCAGCTGATCAAAGACCATGCCCGGCGCCATCTTGAACTGGCGGGCGCCGTCTTCGGTATCCGATACCTGGTACAGGTCCGGCGACCCTTTGCGGATGACGGCCGTCATCGCCGCGGCCACCCTGGCGGCCACCCGCTCGGACTCCTCGTAGGACTTCAGGTCGTCCAGGCGGATCAGCGCGGACGAGAACAGGCTGACGCCCCGCGTCTGCCCGAACCGGTCAGCCATCTTTACGTGCAGCATCCGGCTCGCGTTGACGTTCTTCAGGTCCGACGGGCGCAGGATATAGGTGTACCGGTCGCCAGGGTGCTGCTTGTAGATGTAGTAGGCGACCGGGCGGCCCCAGCCGTTTTTCTTGATGCCCTGGACGATGTTCTGCTCAACGTCGTCCAGGTCCATCGGGACCATGTCCGCTTCCAGCAGTTCCACGCTATAGGGCAGCACGGTATTGTGGTCCAGTCCCCGTATCTGACCGGGCAGCCGCTGGACGAAGAACTCCCCGTCGCGGATCCAGGACCGGCAGCAGAGCCGCTGCATCCGCGCCTCCGACAAGGAGCCGGTCACTTCCGGGTACATGCTCCAGTCTTCCATCAGCTTGGTGATGTCATCCGCGAACGAACCCTGTATCTCCCCGGAGCGGGTGCGCGGTTGCGGCTCTACGGTAATGCCCGCGGGACCGATGATGTTCTGGGTCATCACATTGATGATGCCCCGGCTCAGGTCGTGATTCTCTTCCAGCCACCGGGCCTGCGACCGTAGCGAGTCACCTGCCGGTCCCACCACGGCATCGGCTGACCCGACCGACCCCTGGGCGCTGCGCAACCGGCTTGGCTTGATGGCGTCATAGGCGCGGAGGATGTGCCTGGCTTGCTTGCGCTTTAATGCCCATCCCGGCGAAATCGCTTCAATGACTTTATCCAATGCATCCATCAGCGGAAACTCGCGAGGCTATGCGTGGTGGCTATATTGCTTTGCTGCGCTTTCTGCTGATTCAGGAAGTCGTATATCGCAGAGCGCAGGTCCAGCATTGCCTGCAGAGAGTGGTATCGGATCTTCTGCCCACCAGGCCATTCAATCTCCAGCACTCCAGTGGCACCGGCTTTGGCGATAGCGGCATCAACCGCATCCAGATCGACTTGCGTCCAGCTCACAGCCAGTCTCCTTCATACCCGATAAAATCCGACCCGCGCATCTGCGGTGGTGGCGCGGCGCGGGATTTGCGCGCTTCCTCGCGCTTCCTGCGCTCCTCGGCCTTGTCCTCCGCACGCTTCAGCTCGACGCCGAAATGCTGCTGCAGGATACGTACTGCCGCCAGCGCATAAACTCTGCAATCAGACGCCTCATTGCGTCTGTGGCCAGCATCCCAGACGAAGTATTCCCTGCCGTGCCGGTACTTCTTCAGCTTGACCTCTGCGGTCGCCTGCTGAAAGTAGACTTCGTCGTACATGTCCGACACCGGATAATGGCAATAGCCTGGGCCAGGTTTCAGTATTCTGTACCTGCCATAGATCAATTCCTTTGCCGTATCCGTGCCTACCATCGTAAGATAGATGCCCCGCTTGTTCGGCTTGCGGGGGAACACCGCCACCGGCTTGCCCGCTTCGCTGGACCCCTTCAGCGGAATCGCCCAGCTGCGCCCGACCTTGATGCACCACCCGTACACCTCATCAGTATAATGTCCTCCCGAGTCGATGCCCACCAGACGGACATCCATTCTCACTCCATTGGGCTTGATATACGCCCTTTTCAGCCGTTCGGACAGCTTTTCCCAGAGTATCGGCTGGCCTGGATCCCCATACAGCCGGAAATAGTCGATGCCATAGGACTCCTCTTCCTCCGACCATCCCACGACCTCGCACTCTATCCGGTCGTCCTGGACATCCACGCCAGCCACCAGCACGGCGACCTCATCCGGGCATTCGGACTGGTAATGCTCCCGGCGGCGGTACAGATCCTCCCACTCGATCTTCTCGCCGGATTTCTCGGACCAGCATTCCCCGAGTGACGTGTTGACCCAGGTCTTCAGCATTTCAGGCCCGCCACGCTGAGCGATGAGAAACGAGCTGACCATTTCATTCAGCCGCACCCAGGGACTGTAGATTTCATTCAGGTGAAATCCAGCGACTCCGGTATGCTCCTTAGTGGGCTTCCAGTAGCCTTTCAGCAGCACTGCCCACCTCTGCTCGTCTGACCACAAAGCGCCGCATTCGATGCAGGCATAGGCGGCTTTGTGCGGTTGGTCTTTCGGCCAGGTCACGCCTGCCCACTGCAGGTACTGCTCATGCTGGCAGTGCGGGCATGGCACGAAATACCTTCGCTGATCGGACTCCTGCCAGGCAGCGTCGATCCGGCATCGCCCTTCGATAGTCGGCGTCGATGTCAAAACGGTTTTCCTGTTCCAGAATGTGGTGCTTCGCTTCTTCGCCAGGTTCACCGGATCACCTTCCGGCCCGGCACTGTCCGGGTATCGCGACACCTCATCGCACAGCACCACCCGCACCGGGCGGCTGGCGAGAGACGCTGGCGAATTACTGCCCGCGAGCGTGATATGGCCACCAGGGAAAACTTTGTGCAGGAGTTTGCTGGTGACCTTCGTCGCCGAGCTGATCCGCTGCTCGGACACCAGGCCATGCAGCGCATCGGAGTCGCGGATCATCGGACCCAGACGATCCTTGGAGAAGGCGAGTGCCATCTCGATGGTAGGCTGGACGAGCAGCAGCGGGGCGGGATCCTGGTGCATGTAGTACCCCAGGATGTTGAGCAATATCTCGGTGGCGCCTACCTGGGCGGACTTCTTGAACACCACCTCACGGATCGTCGGATCGCCGATGGCATCCATGATGCCGCGCTGATACTCAGCCCGGCTTGTCTCCCACCTTCCCGGTTCCGCGCTTGCTTCGGGGCTTAGCCGCCGATATCGGTCTGACCACTGACTTACCGTCAACTCCGGTGGCGGTGCCAGCAGACGCATTGCCCTGCTCACCACCGCCTGACTTTCCGACATCCGGGTATTTGCTGAATTCATCAAGGGCTTCATGTATCAACTTTCTGATTGTCTGCTGGATAGCAACGGGATCTCCATCATCGATAGACAGGATACGGGGTGCGGCCTTCACTGGAACTGCAAGTATTCTAGCGCGGAATGCGGTTATCGCCCCGGAAAACTCGGAAAGCACTTCGTCGGCATCCACCAGGCGACCCGACCGGTGTTCCAGATCAAGCTCTACTTTGCTGGCCTGGGCACTCGCCAGGCGCGCCCGCTCAGCGGTCAGGCATAGCTCCTGGGAGTCGGTTTTCGGCGAAAAGATCAGGGACAGGGCTTCTGCCGAGTCG